CAGCACCTCTTGTGAGGGATAGGATTAACGCAGTTAATTCAAAACTTAAAAATGTTAATGGTAAGAATAATCTGTTTATTCTAAATTCTTGCAAAAATGTTATTAAAAGCATAGAAAGACAGATATACAAAGAGGGTACACATATACCAGATAAGGACAGTGGATATGACCACATGAATGATGCTCTTGGTTATTTAGTTGAGTTTAATTTCCCACTTAGACGGAATTTCGTTGCAAGCCCTCCAAAAAGGTGGAGTTGATGAACAAAGAATTTCTACATAGTAAACATGACTTATGGCATCAAAATATATCTAACTGGGAGTTTTATATCCGTAGTTATTTAGGCGGCAACGATTACAAAACTGGTTACTACTTACACAGATATATATTAGAAACACCAGAGGAGTATGATGCTAGAATAAGACATACTCCAGTAGATAATCATTGTAAAAACGTAGTTCAAATATACACAAGTTTTTTATGGCGAATTCCGCCTACAAGAGATTATGGCGATTTAGATGGTGACCCACAATTATCTTCATTCCTGGTCGATGCTGATTTAGATGGTAGAAACTTTAATACTGTAATGCGTGAGGTTCAGATGAACTCTAGTATTTATGGTAATTGTTGGGTCATAATAGACAAACCTCAGTCAAATGCTAAGACAAGGGCAGAAGAATTAGCACAAGATATTAGGCCTTACATTTCAATATATACTCCAGAGAATGTTGTTAACTGGAATTACAAAAGATCAGCTAGTGGTAGATTTTATTTAGATTTATTGGTTGTTATCGAGGATATAAATTCAGAAAGGGCAATCATAAAGGTTTTTACTGAAGAAAGTATAATGACTTATGAATTTGAGGATTATACTGAGGAATATACAGACAAAGAGCCTAAGCTAATAGATGAAATACCTAATGCTATAGGTGCAATACCTGCTGTTAATGTTTATAATCTTAAAGGTGGTAAAAGGCCTATTGGCATAAGTGACTTAGCTGACGTTGCTTATTTGCAGCAATCTATTTACAATGATTACTCAGAAAAAGAGCAGCTAATTAGATTAGCAAACCATCCTAGTTTAGTTAAAACACCTAATGTAGAAGCTAGTGCAGGTGCAGGAGCTATTATAGAAATACCAGAGGATTTAGAAGCAAGTTTAAAACCTTATATAATTCAACCTAGTGGACAAAACCTAGAGGGAATTATGAAAGTAATACAAACAAAAGTTGATGCTATTGATAGAATAACACATATGGGTTCAGTAAGAGCTACTGGTAATCAAATAGCTAGTGGAATAGCTTTACAAACAGAATTTCAGCTTTTAAATGCCAGATTATCAGAAAAAGCAGATTATTTAGAAAATGCTGAAGAGCAGATTTGGGCTTTGTTTGCAAAATGGCAAGATAGAGAATGGAATGGCAAAATAAATTACCCAGATACGTTTGATATAAGAGATTGGGCTAATGACCTTACTTACTTACAAATGGCTAAGGCTAGTGGCATAAAATCCGAAACATTTAACAAAGAAATAGATAAACAGATAGCAGAAGCAGTTATAGATGATAATGAAACTATCAAAACTATAAATGACGAAATAGATGCTACTAGAACAGTTAGAGGTCAATTCCAAACCACAGAAGTGGAGGGTCAAACAGTTGGCGAAGAAACGTAGAGTTCCAAAAGACAAAAAGACCAAGATACCCAAAAAATATTTATCTGGTTTAAAGGGTGCTAAAAGAAACCAAAGAGCTAGTTTAATAAAGCAAGTTAGCTCTTTATATAAATCTGGTGCAAGGATACCTTTAGCTTTGTTGAAAAGGAGAACTGGCTAATGGCTATAAAAAGAAAACCTTTATCAGCAACAACCTTAAGGACATTAAAGGCTAAGGCCAAGAAATCTAAATTGTTTAATTTAACTGATTTAAAGGCTTCTTTTCGTAGAGGGCAAGGCGCTTTTCTTTCAAGTGGAAGTAGACCTAAGATACCTATGCAAGCTTGGGCAATGGCTAGAGTAAATAAGCTAATAAGCAAAGGTAGATCTGGAACATTCGATAAAGATATTATTTTAAGAGCTAGTAAAAGAAAGAGGAAAAAGAAATGACTTTTGCAAGTATTAATAATGCACCTTTTGGTTTAGGTTTACAGCAAGGTCTAGTAAATAGATTTAGTGGGATACATAAGTTTGGTTTAAATACAGCAGTAGGTTCAAGTTTTGAAACTATCTGGGATGGTAATAACCTTTATACATATCCGTCTTCAGCAGGTACAGCCATAGCTACTTCAAGTGATACTGATGACAATACAGGCACAGTAGAAATACAGGGCTTAGATGAGAACTACGATTTAGCTACAGAAACATTAACAATAGGTGGTAGTGCAGGAACTACAACATTTAGCAGGGTGTTTAGGGCTTTTATGAAGACTGCTAATACTGGTGATGCTAATGTTGGAGATATAACTATAACAGTTTCATCTACTACTGTAGCCAAGATACAAGCAGGGTATGGTCAGACCCTTATGTGTGTTTATACAGTTCCTAGAAACTATGTTGCTTATCTTATGCAAATAGACGTGGGAAGCTCTAAAGATTTAGAAAATGAAATAAGATTTATAACAAAAGAAATATCTAATGGTAATGTTTGGAATACTAAAGCCTTTGTTACAACTAGAGGCGGATTTATAGAGAAGAATTATATTGTGCCAGTAAAGATAGAAGAAAAAACAGATATTGAGTTACAGGGCAAAGCAAGTGCTACCTCAGCTATATCAGCAGGATTTGAGCTTGTTTTGCAAGATTTAAATGAATGATGATATAAACTATATAATATGTCCAAGATGTAAAACATATGCGAAAGAAACAGACCTAAAAGATGTTTATAAATGTATAGGTTGTGGTTTAATAATTAACGAAAGACTAGACGACAGGAAAGAAGATGGCAAAGTATAGAGGTAGAGAGGTAAAACTAAACAAGCCTTTTAGACTATCTACAGAGGAATCTAAACGCAAAAAGTTTGGTGTTTATGTAAAAGATAAATCAAGTGGTAATGTAAAGAAAGTTACTTTTGGTGCTAGAGGTATGTCAATAAAAAAGAATATACCTGCAAGACAAAAATCATTTTTAGCCAGAATGGGAGGGGTTTTAAAAGAAGTTAAAGGCCAAAAGACTTTAAGCCCTGCATACTGGTCAATAAGAGCTTGGAAAAAAGATTTCCCTTTATAATGTCAAGAATATTAGAAAAATTAGCTGATGAACATGAAGAACGTATTATAAATGTTTTATATCGTTTAGAAGAAGATATTGTTAAGGAAGTTACTAGAGCTACAAAAGGCCAATTAGTTAGCCAAAGATTAGCTATACAGCTGCAACCACAAATAAGAAATCTCATAGCAGAAAACTTTCTTAATGAAGCTGATTTAATTATCAATGAAGAATATAATAAAATTGCTAAAGAAGTTCTTGACACTTTTGGCGAAATGCCAATTCCAAACAAATTTAAAAGTTTAACAGAGATTGACCTTGAAACAATAAATGCACTTAAGACACAAGCATTTAATGGTTTTGAGGATATAGCTGATAGATTTTCAAAAGTAATAAATGATGAGATATACCAAAGCACAATAGCAGGTAGGCCATTCGAGGATATGGTTAAAAACATAAGGCAGCATGTTAATGGGGTTTATCAAAAGTCTAATAATCGTGAGATAAATGAATTAGTTGATTTTATTAACGAGAATAAATTTGATGAAAGTAAAAAGGTAGCGGTAGATGATGCAATAAAAAAATTGCAAATTCAGTATAGTGCAGATAGAGCAGGAAACAATCTAAGAAGATATGCAGGTCAAATAGCTCATGACTCAGTTATGCAGTTTCACGGACAGTTCACAGTCGCTAAAGCTAAAGAAGCAGATCTAACACATTATAGGTATACTGGCACTCTAGTGAGGGATAGTAGACCTTTTTGTCAGAGTATGCTAAATAGGGTATTAACCGAAACTGAAATTCGGGATATTTGGAATACACAAAGTTGGGCAGGTAAATCTACTGGTGACCCTTTTATAGTTAGAGGTGGATATAGATGCCGACATACTTGGATTCCAACAGACCCAGAGTGGGATATATAGGAGACTTAAATGGAAGAAAATCAAGTAGAACAAACTACTGAAACTGTAGAAGAAAAACAAACAGAAGAAAATCTTACTAATCAAGGTTTTACTCAAGAGCAAGTTACAGAGATTGTAAAAAAGCGATTGGCACAAGAGCGAAGCCAAATGTATAAAAAATTAGGTGTTGAAGATTTAGATATAGCTGTAAATGCTGTTAAGACACAAAAAGAATTAGAAGAAAAACAAAAAATTCAAAAAGGCGAATTTGAAGAAATAATTAAAACTAAAACACTAGAATGGCAAAAAGAAAAGTCAAACTTAGAAAATCAGTTAAAAGATATTAAGATAAATAAATCATTATTATCTTCTGCATCTAAGAATAAAGCTATTAATCCAGATCAAGTTGTAAGCCTTTTACAGCCACAAATTAAACTTAATGAAAGTGGAAATGTAGAAATACTTGATAATAAGGGATTACCAAGGTATAATTCAAATGGGGAACTCTTTACGACTGACGAGTTAGTGCAAGAGTTTTTAACACAGAACCCACACTTTGTTGGTGCTACTCCTAGTGGCTCTGGCTCGGTGTCAAATGTGGATAGGACAGAACTCAATAAACCTTTAAATTTGAGTGATTTAGATATGACTAATCCTAATGATAGGAAGAAGTATGCTGAATATAGAAAGCAACGTGATTCCCAATCAAGAAGAATAGTTATTAACAATTAATTGCTATATATTTATAGGAGAAAAAGATGGCAAACGAAACAACCTCAACCACCATTTCGGAACTATATACCGAAATAGTCGCTGAAGCATTATTTGTGGCAAGCGAACAGTCAATCATGAGAAATCTAGTCCGCAACTACACTATTGTAGGTGGTGGAAAATCAGTAGAAGTACCAATTTACTCAACTGTATCAGCCGCAGCAGTAGCAGAAGCAACAGATTTATCAAACACAGCAGTTAATCCTAGTTCAGTAACTATTACAGCATCTGAAGTTGGTATTATGACAACACTAACAGACCTAGCTAGAAACTCAGCAGCAAGAAATGTTGCAGGGGATATCGGTAGGTTATTTGGTGAAGCCATAGCTAGAAAGATGGATGCTGATTTATCTGCATTATTCACTGGCTTTTCAACAGAGAAAGGGCCAGGAGCAGGTGCTGAATTAACAATACAAGATTTGTTTGAAGCAGCTACAGAGTTAAGAACTAATAATGCTCCTGGGCCATACTATGGTGTGTTCCATCCAAAGCAAATCTTCAATGTTAAGAAGTCCTTAACTAACACTTTTGCAGGAACATCTAACATACCAGATTTAGGTAACGAAGCTATGAGAGCAGGTTTCGTAGGACAAATCGCAGGTATCCAGATATTTGAAAGCTCAAACATTTCAGTAGATGGAACAGATGATTCTATTGGTGGTGTATTCTCTCAAGATGCTTTAGGAGTTGCAATGATGCAAGACCTTAAGATTGAGTCACAAAGAGATGCTTCACTAAGAGCAGATGAAATCGTAGCCACAGCAGTTTATGGAGTTGGTGAGCTTCATGACAGCTACGGAGTTAAGTTAACAGCCGATACGTTAGCAAACTAATTTAATTAGGGAGGGAAACCTCCCTTTTTATCTAAGGAGTTAAAATGGAAACTGTTAAGTTAATAAATAAAAAAGGCGATATTATTGAAAGATTAAAAATACAATATGAGCCTAATATAAAGATTTGGAATGAAAGAGGTTGGTCTGTTTACGAAAAGCCACAACCTAAAATAGAGCCTAAAGAAGAAGCACCTAAGAAAAAATCTAAAAAGAAAGCTAAATAATGGCAACAACAGAATTTTCAGTAGCGAATACAGATTTACAAAAAATACAACCAGATATTTTAGGGTTTGGTATAGCTGACTTTGCTGACCAACTACAATTTGCTGAAAATGATGTTTTAAGACGTATTAGAGAAGAGTGGTGGGAAAGATATAGGCATCAAGTTAGATATAAGGACATTACAAAGGTCACTTCTGTTGAAATGGTCAATAGTAAGCTAACTAACTCACAATGGACTCAGTCAGTTGTTTATTTGTCTTTATGGAAATATATTTATCCTATCTTAACAAAGTGGAGAGACCCAGACACTGGCGAGGGGAAAGATACATTTCAAGTACAGATAGATTTTTATAGGGATAGATATGAAGAAGAGTTTCAAGCTATTCTAAGAGATGGTGTAGAATATGATGAAGATGGTGGCGGCACTATATCAGATAGCGAAAAAGAGCCATTACATAGTTTAAGATTGGTTAGATGATAGAAGCTAAGATAGATGTAAATACTATTGAGGTTACTAATCTTTTAAAGAAAATAACTAGTAAACAAAAGTCTGTTATTAATAAAGGCATTAAAAGAGTTTCTAATATGGCTGTTTTAATGATTACAAAGCGAACACAGAGCGGAAAGCTCCCAGATGGGGGTAGTATGAGGCCTTATGCCAGATCGACTGTCAGAGGGCGAAAAAAGAGGGGTAGGCAAACTGGATTTGTAGACCTTACTGATACTGGTAAAATGTTTAGAAGTTTAGACTTTAGAGCTGGTAATTTAAAAAGCACTTTGTTCTTTTCTAATAAGGAAAGGGCAAAAATAGCAAGTTATCATGACACTTTTGGTGTAGGTAAAAGAAAAATAACAAGGCCTTTCTTTGCTATAGGTGATAAGGAAGAAGATAAATTAAAAACAGAATTTGCTAAGTTTTATTTTAAAGAAATGAGAATATGAGTAAAAGAGAAGATATAGCTAGTGATATAATAACTAAACTTGATGCTGTTGTTAGTCCTATCGAGTTTAAAAAGATTACTAGAGAACCTTTTGAGGTAGAAGAGCTATCAGATGCTCAATTTCCTGCTATGTTTATTCAAAGTGGTGATGAAACAAGGGAAGTAGGCAGCATAGGAGCAACAGGTTCTGGCACTTATACTGGAACAGTAGATTTTTTAATAGTGGCCTTTGCTAAAGGTACAGATACAAATATTGATACAAAAAGAAACCAATTAATTGAAGTTATTGAAGAAACTTTAGATAATGATATAACTAGGAATGGAAATGCTATTGATACTCATGTTATCGAAGCATCAACAGATGAGGGAACTATTTACCCTTATGGCGGTGTTAGAGTAACAGTAAGAGTTTTATATGAATATACTAGAGGGAGTTCATAATGGCTAAAGATATAAAAATGACTAAAGGTAAATATACTATTACCATAACAGCAGAGAATTTGGAGCATTTTAAAAAGCTTGGTTATAAAGAAGCTGAAAAAAATGTTGCAAATAAACCCCAAAAAAGCGATAAAGAAACCAAAGATAAGGAGTAAAATATGGCTACACATCACGGAAAAGAGGGAGTTGTAACTGTTGGCGGTACAGCCATAGGTAATGTTACAGGCTTCACTATTGATACAACACATGATACAGTAGAAGATACATCACTTGACGATACAAGTAAGACATATCTTGTTGGTAGAGGTACTTTCACAGCTTCTATCGATATGAACTATGACGAAACAGATGCTCAACAGTCTTCATTAACAACTGGTTCAGAATTAGCTTTTGTATTTTTACCAGAGGGCAATACATCTGGTGACGAAAGCTTTAGTGGTACTGGTATTGTAACTGGTATGTCAGTCGGTTTAACATTAGATGGTGTAACTACTAGAACTGTATCATTGCAGGGAACTGGTGCATTAACAGTCGGAACAGTTTAATTTATGTCTGACAAAGTAGATTATTTTGATGGCATACGAGACCATTTTAGCACTCTTGAAACACAAATTATAGAAGTGCCAGAATGGGGTTTAGTAGGCGAGAAAGCTATATACTGCAAGCCCTTTAATATGCTTGAGAAGCAGAAGATATTTAAGGGTGCATCTGGAACTGATTTAATAGTTTTAATAGATGTTATCATTGAAAAAGCATTAACCAAAGATGGTGATAAAATGTTTAATGGTAGTCATGTAATGGCATTTAAGACCAAAGCTGACACCAATGTTATTGCAGATGTTGCTACCAAAATTATGGGTACTGGCAACGACGATATAGAAGATAATAAAAAAAACTAAAGAACGACCCAGAGCTTCATAATATTTTTGGGTTAGCTGAAAAACTACATAAGACTGTTTCAGAAATCTTGCAAATGTCAGTAACGGAGTTTAATATGTGGATAGCATATTACAAGTTACAGAGTGAAGAACAAGAACGACAACACAGATTGATGAAAGCTAGACGATAGTGGCAACTAAACAAGTAAATATAGATATATTAGCCAATGACAAGACTGCAAAAGCTATGCGGTCTGCTACTAGCAATGTAAACAGATTAAAAGATAATGTCCAAAAATCAGTAGTTCAACAACAAGCATCATTTAGTGCTTTAGGCAATACTGTTCGCAATGTTATTGGTGGGGTTATAGTATTCCAAGCATTAAGATTTACTAAAGAAATGGTAAATATGGCTAGTGCTGTTGAAGAAATGCAGTCAAAGTCAGCAGTCGTTTTTGGTCAATTTGTATCAAGTGTTAGAAAGCAATTAGGTGATTTTGGAGATGAAGTAGGCAGAAGCACTTTTGAATTAGAGCAAATGGCTTCATCTATACAAGATACTTTTGTTCCTATGGGTTTTGCTAGAGGGGAAGCTTCAAAGTTATCAGTTGAATTAACTAAATTAGCAGTAGACGTTGCATCATTTAACAATGCTAGTGATGTAGAAACAATGATGGCATTTCAGAGTGCTTTAGTTGGTAATCATGAAACAGTAAGAAGATTTGGTGTTGTAATAACTGAAGCAACATTAAAACAAGAACTTCTTAGAATGGGGATTAATAAAGCATCTAAAGATGTAACAAATGCAGAAAAAGTACAAGCCAGATTAAATCTTATAATTGCAGGTACAAGCGATGCTCACGGAGATGCAAGTAGAACATCTGGAAGTTTTGCTAATACTTCAAAGGCACTTTCTTCAGCTTTAAATGAGTTATCAGTAGATGTAATGACACCAATGCTACCAAAGCTTACAAGAATGGTAGAGGGTTTTATTGATGCTACAGATAAAGCTAGAACATTTTTTACAATGATTGGGATGTTGAATAGAGATTTATCAACAACAGCCTTAAGGCAAGATAGAATTGCTGAAATTGAATTACAGCTAACTAAAATAAGAGATAGTTTAGGAACAAAAATATTTGGACTTAATAAGCTTGAAAAAGAACATATTAAAAATTTAGAAGCTGAATTAGGTCATTTAAGGAATATGCCAGAATTATTAGCTATGGTTTCAGACCAAGAAACACTTGCTATTAAATCAAAAGAACAAATTATAAAACTAAGGGAAAAAGAAAATAAGCTTTTAGAGGAAAAAAATAAACTTGAAAAAATAGCTCAAAGTGATGGCACAAGATTTGGTATAGATGCAAGTATGGGTATGGTTGACCCTACTTTTAGTGCTACTGAAAGATTAACTGGCTTACAAGAAATGGCAACTTTAGAGCTAGAAGTACAAAAGCAAGCTTTTGAAACAAAATATAATGTAATACAAGAGCAAGATGAATTATTAGCTGAGTTAGACAGAATTAGAGCAGATGAAAAATTAAAACTTGCTCATGAAACTGCACAAAAAGAATTAGAAATAAGAAAAAAAGTTTTTAATGATAATTTCAATCTTATAAAAACTGGTAAAGCAGGTGAAATAGATTTAGAAAAATTATCTGGTAAAGATAAAATGGATTTGGCTAAGAAAGTAGGCAGGGAAGCTCTAGCACAATTAGCACAAAATAATAAAAAGGCTTTTGCACTTAATAAAGCATTTAACATTGTAGAAGCTATAATGAATACCGCAACTGGTGTAAGTAAAGCTTTAGCACTTGGGCCAATAGTTGGGCCACCACTTGCTTTAGCTATAGGTGCTTTAGGTGCTGTTCAAGTTGCCACTATAGCAGGTGCTAAATATCAAGGTCGCAAACAAGGTGGTCGTATGAACCAAGACCAACCTTATTTAGTGGGTGAAGCAGGGCCAGAATTAGTTGTTCCAGATAGGGCTTCTAATGTTGTTCCTAATGGTCAATTAGATAAAATGGGTAAACAGGTTAATGTTAATTTTAATATAACTACAGTAGATGCTACTGGTTTTAGTGAGTTATTGGTAAATAGCAGAGCTACTATCGTAAATGTTATAAACCAAGCATTAAATGAAAAAGGTAAAGAGGTACTTGTATAATGGCAGGTCAATTTCCAACAACTCCAGTAGCAAGAGGTGCAGATATTGGTTCAGAGCAAACCACTATAGTAACCAAGAC